TCTTCCTCCTCCTCTTCCTCTTCCTCTTCCTCTTCTTCCTCCTCTTCCTCTTCCTTATTTACTGTATGAAAGGCTGGACCAGGAAAAGTGCATTTTTCCCAAGTCCAAGCATCATGTGCGATTAATCGTGTCTCACGGTTTTCCCAACATTTTACACAAGAGAATAAATCTTGTCTTCCTCTTTTAAACATGTAATATGTTTCAAAATTCTTATCTTTACAACAAATATCACAATTCACTATTTTGTTTTCATCTACCCCTTGAAAATCTTCTTCTTCACTTCCATCTTCCCATTCTTCAAAACGGGATTCAACATCTTTACGAATTTTATCATAGTACCAATTCTCTGATGGTTCTGTTTTAACACATTCCTCCTGATTATTACCTAATAATTGATAATTCAAACGAACTCCTTTCCAACAACTAGGACTTTGAGAAGACATAGTTCCAAATGTTTTATCCATTAATTCTTTAACAAGGGTCTTCTTTGGGAAAATGTTAAATTTATTGGTTCGGGTGAGCCAAACATTGAACTCATTACACAGTTCTTCATAACCTATTTTCGCATCAGTATCTTCTGTAATACACGCTGTATTAAACTCATTGAAGTATATATTCAAATGCTTATCAACTTTATGCTTGTGTAATTCAGTCTCGGATGAAGCAGTGAAATCGCAGTAATCACAATAATACATATTATCGGTTTGTTCAATGATTTCTTCTTTAATGACATATACTTCTTTTGTTAGCGTATTATTAACTGTATCTACAAACTCAATATCATCAACATTAGGTAATTCAACGTGTTCTTGTTTAATAGTAACATCTTGATTTGTGTAAGAATGCACCTTATTTTTCTTATCCTTTTTCTTTTCTTTACGATTACTTTTGGATGGTTTTTGAATATCGGACAATACATACAGAAGATTTTTCATATTTTTGTTCTCTTTTTTAAGTTTTTTATTTTTCTCAATTAAATTTTTTACAAATGGGACTTGCGTAAGCATATATAGAGTCAAATCAAACTCGCTTCGAATATTCTTTTTGTGCGGCATTATAAGTGTATAAGTATGATAATATATATAGAATATAGTCTTTATATACTAATCAATTTTGTTTTCTACTGTAGATTTAACGTTTAGATATTACATTCTATTTTATTCCATGAAGGAGGGAACAAATCAACTGTATTATGGGGTAATCCAGGACCAAACCATTTACTTGGATAACAAATTATTTTGCTTTCATCGGGATTTTGATTAAAATAAGCGCCCCACCAACTAAATGTGCTGTTTCCAATAGTATAATGGTCACAACAAGACATCAATAACATCTCTTCCCAGTCACTGTTAACATTGGCTGCGTGTATGAATTTCAAATCAAGAAAATCAGCTTCTAATAAAGTAGTTAATATACCGACCATTTGCATATCTACGTTTTGACAAAAATATAATACAACGCAATTTGATTGGTCTTCCTTTGAGAAGATACGTTTCAACGCCTTATTATAATAATCAGCATTCATTAATGGATGACAATGTTGTATATTTACATAATCCCCTAGACGAAAGTGCATACAAATAATTTTTTTTCCATTTTGGTTTAATAGTCCAGAATACTGTGAACGTACACTATCTTGTTGCTGCTTCAATCGTATTTTCTCAAAAATAACTTGTTCAACGTCTTTGAAGTAGTAATAACTTTGGTAGTAACCATACAAAAGGAAAGCAATAGATGAAAGAGGGGTAATTTCCTTATAACGGAAAGAAAACTCATTCATGCGAGGAAAAGTTTGTAACATCTGGTTAGTGATTGTACAACCCTCGTGGTTAGTAGTATAACAATGTAATTCTTTTAGAAAACTCTTCCAATATGTATTACGTTGTAAACCTAAATGGGTCTTTTCACTATATGGAAAAATAGGCGTCCATCCATTTTTAAGAGCAAACCCAAAAACAGTAAATATTTGAAAAAGTTGATTTCCAAGCCCTCCCATTATGACACACGAAACATATTTATTTGTTGTATCCATTAATACAACGAATAAAAAAGTGTTTATATCTTTTTCCCAATTAACAACCAAAAGTATCCATCATAATCTCTTTCTTGGTAGGACCTTTTCGTTTTTCACTATTCTTTTTTACCTTATACATGCCAGATTGATTGTAATTATTACCACTATTCTTCTTTGAGTCGTCATTCTCTTCATGTAATTCGGGCAATAAACGAGTCATAGGTTTTTCAACAACATAAAGAATGTGGTCTGAATTTAATAACCTGCGATACTCTTTAATATTCATGTTTCCATAAAATTTATCTAAAAGCATATGTGGGTCAGGAGCAGGACGGATATTTTTCTTGTACTCATAAATCTTACCATATATTTGATTCAATAATTGATATTGCTCAAATTTAACAGAGTCATCAATATTTTGATTCATCAAATAAGCAACGGCACAAGGTGGGCGACAAAAAGACCCATAACCAAATATTTCACCATTCATTTCATATTTAGGAATATAACAAGGTTGATTATCAAATTCGTATGTGCACCAAAAACACGCAGAACGCTTATCGTGAACATTATTTTTGTAAAATGCGATTTTCAATTCTTTTAACTTTTCCTCAATTTCATTATCATCAACATCAACATCGTCACTGTTTTTGGTGAGACAAGCATTACATTTGGAGCAAACCGAAGAAGAATCATTTATAATTCCAGGGTAAGCAATAGTATTATTCTCATTAGCGACTACTTTTTCAGTGTCATTTAAATCAAAATATTGTGTTTGTTCTTGAGGGGCATAACTTTGAATTTGTGGAGGGATAGTAGGATTGTATTTTAAAGGGTCAATAAGAGATAACTCGTCGTTCTTTTCCTCTAGGTCTTGTGTAGAGCATTTCAAATGTAGAATTACATTTTGAGCACTCGGTATGGTTTCATTAACAATTTCATCTTTTGAAATCAATTTACCGCCCTTTGGCTTACGACCGCGTTTCTTTGCTTCAACGGGTTTATCTTCAACAACTAAAACAATTTTAGGGTCGTCTTTTCGTTTACGACCGCGTTTTTTTGGTGCGGGACTAGTTTCCACACTATTTACAATATTATCACTCATCACAAATAATATTTTATACATATTATTAGTAATTTTGTTTATGTTGTTTTAAATAATGTTTAGAGCTCATTTTTAGTTAAACACTATCTTGCGTATCAGTTCCAATTTCAGTAATACCATCAAATAAATGGTCATGGTCTATTATACAACAATCATTGTTTTTCATAATAATTTTATTTACAATATCACCATTTATGGTGCGTTCAATTTGTAATGTTTTAACAATTTCAATAAAAGCATTTTTATTTTCAGTAATTAATTGGAATGCCTTTTGGTATGCAAAATTAACCAATTCAGATACCTGACGGTCAATATCATTTTTGTTATTCTCACTCATACGAGAACCTCCACTTCCAACAACACGTCCAACAAAAGGGGTATCACTATTCATATCTTCATATAAAGCAATATTATCTCCAAATCCATATTGAGTGACATAAGCACGGGCAATTTTATTAGCTTGCATCAAATCATTTGACGCACCGGTTGTAATATCTAAATCGTGAAAGTGTTCAAATACCAAATCATCTAGTTTATTTTCCTTGCGTTCTTTCCGGTATAAATACACTTCTGCCGCACGCCCTCCCAAAGCAATAATTAAATTTGCCAGCATAAATTTTTTAGTAGCGTATTTCAAATATTGTTCTTTGGGTGTGAAAAGAGTGTAACCTCCCATACCATTCTTGTTCTCGTTAATAGTTATCTTTCGCAAGACAAATAAATCAGAAAACAATGCGGTCATAAGAGCGTGTCCAGTTTCGTGGTAACTAACAAGTTTTACAACATTCGGGTCCTTTACTTGTACATCAGATACTAACCCAATTGTGTTTTTTTCAAATGCATCAAGCATGTTTTTATGATTAATTGAAGTTTGATTATTTCGTACGGAAAAAATAGCAGCTTCATTTGCCAAGCTAGCAATATCCGCACCAGAGAATCCAGTAGTAAGGATTGATATTTCATCCAAGTCAACTGTTTCATCAATTTTCTTATTACGCAAATGGACGTTTAAAATAGCTTTACGTCCTTCAACATCCGGTAAAGGGACTTTAACTTTTCGGTCAAATCGTCCAGGGCGAATAAGAGCACTATCTAATATATCAACACGATTTGTAGCCGCTAATACAATAATACCATCAGAAGGGGTAAATCCATCCATATTGGTCAATATTTGATTCAATGTTTGTTCACGTTCATCGTTACCTCCAGCAATGCCTGCACCACGCTGACGACCAATAGCGTCAATTTCATCAATAAATACCACACATGGTGCATTTCGTCGTGCTTCATCAAATAGTTTCCTTACACGTGATGCTCCTACACCAACAAACATCTCTATGAATTCAGAACCACTGGCACTAATAAAAGCGACACCAGCTTCACCCGCAACGGCTTTAGCCATTAAAGTCTTACCCGTTCCTGGACTGCCTTCTAATAATACCCCACTTGGTATCTTTGCACCAGCTTCTGCGTATTTTTTATTATCTTTCAAAAAATCAACAACTTCCATCAATTCATATTTTGCTTCTTCGCAGCCAGCAACATCTGCAAAAGTTATATTTGTATTAAGAGAATCAACTAATTCAAATTGGCTATTATCAAACCCATTCATAAAACTTGTCCCATTTTTTCCACCAGAACGATTAAAGAACATAAACACACTTGAAGCAAGATAAAACACCAATACATATGTGGCAATATTAATTAGTGCTCCACCGCCTTTTACAAAAGTATCCACGAATACATTATTTACATTAGGAAAACTTTGAATGTGAATATGATTTTGTAACAAATTATCCATTAAATCGTTTATATGAGCAGGAATAAGTTTTACATAGTGTAGATTCGTTGGCTCAACTAAATTAGAGCCGTGATTATTGTCTACAACCAATGCACTTTTCCCATCATTAGCTATAGCAATATTGTCAATAAGTTTCAGTTTTTCAGCATCAAATAGGTCACTATACATCCATTCTTTACCAGAATTAGAACCTAGTACTGTTTTGATATCATTTGGGTCAGCTACCATGTATAATGCGGTAGACTGTGGGCGAATAAGAACACTAGTTCTTGGTATGTGAAACGCTGTTCCACAGATAAAAGCGGCAAATAAAAAAATACTATGATACATAAACATATAGATACAAAATAGAGGTTGTATTTATACCTTTCTTGTCTAATTTGAATATTTTCTATATTGTTATTATATATAATTAGATATGACTACGCGTAATTGGAGAGTAAAAAACACACGTGCTGGTTGTGGAACTATGTACTTTGATTGTTATATTCCTAGCACGCCTTTTGTAACCTCTTTTACAGAGGTTGGTTCATTTAATTGGGTAGCACCAAAGAAGATTACAAGTGTTGAATATTTAGTAATTGGTGGTGGCGGAGGTGGCGGTGGTGCCTATGACACCGGTTCAGCAGGTGGCGGTGGTGCTGGATTAGTGCTATCTGGCACCCTTTCAGTAGTACCTGGTACCACATATATAATAACCGTTGGAGACGGCGGTGATGGTGGAACCAATACGGATGCCGGTGCAGCGGGCACATTATCCACATTTGATACAATTACTGCTGCTGGAGGAACGGGCGGTAGACAAAGTAGAGATACAACAGGTTCAGCCGGTCTGGGTGGTGACGTAGCATCTGACCCACTTGGCGCAACAGGTGGTTCTGGCGCAGGAACAAACGCTGGAGGGGAAAATGGTGGTGGTGGTGGTGGTAATACTAGTGCTGGTGGTAGCACTACAACAACACCCGGTATCTCTAAAGATGGTGGTAGTGGTATAGTAAGTAGTATCACCGGAACAGCTGTTACGTATGGTACAGGTGGAGATGGTGGTATTGTAGATACTTCATCAAACGGAGATGATGGTACAGCGAATACAGGTAATGGTGGTAATGGAGCAACAACCTTGAACTCTGATATTAAAACAGGTGGTAAGGGAGGTTCCGGTGTTGTTATATTGAAATATCTAATTTAATCTGGTCATTCTTTTCTGTTCCAAAATACATTTTTTTGGACCCTTTTCCCTTTCCCCATTTTTTGTACATTTGAAATTCTATGTTTTCTTTTCGCCCAATCCATACTCGATTAATAGGGTCGTTTTTGCTACTAACCACATACTTGAAATTTGCGTCTAATAACATCATAGACATGTCGTGTTGATAATATTCGTATATGTGGGGTTCTGTGACTTCAAAAGCCCATTTACGAAATTGACTTACCACCAAATTATCCTTAACACGTTTTGGGTCTAAATCAACAATCACAACTATTCCATCTGGTTTCAATAAGCGGTATATTTCATTTAAAATGTTTGTGGTTGCCTTATACGGGACCTCGTGTAGCAGAAAGTTACATACTATCATATCATATGAACCATAACGTAAACCAGTGTTTTCAGCATTCGCATGAATATAATTAATGGAAAGGTTTTGTTCATTTGCACGGAAACTAGCAACAGACAAGAAATAAGGGCTCAAATCTAAACCTTGTATATTGATAGCCTTGGGGAAGGTCTTGTATAAATATTCTGTAGATACACCGATAGAACATCCCATATCTAAAATATTGCGCGGATACTCCAAACCGTGGGTTTTAAGATAACAAGAAATCTGATTACTTATATTATAACGTACCCACTTTTCAGCATCTGATGGAGAAACCTTATCCCAATAATTTACAGACATACTAATAGTTGCTGCTTCACCTTCTTCAGCAGCCTGCCAGTTTAAATTACCAGTATCATAACCGTGAAATGGTAATGTATAATAACCTGGATACTTCAATTGTTTGTTTTCGTAAATTTCATATAAATCCAATAATATTTTTTTGTTTTCTTTTGTTCTGTATCTATTTGTTAATTCGTTCCAACTAATGTTTTTCTTTTCAGCTCGTTGAATAAACCAATTCCGAGCAGTGCGTTTAAACGTGCTACTTAATGAACTCCATAACGTTGGCGGAAGTTCTTGGTTCATATATAGAACACAAGGACTGTTGCGAATATTAATATTTGAAACCACAAACCCAGAACAACTATAAAATAATAAAATAATAAAAAATAATCTATTGTAGAAAAACATATTGTGTATGTTTATTATAATACATTTATATAGTTTGTAAATGTATTAGATATAATATGATGAGTTCTATATAATATATTTATGAATCCCTTTCTCTTCAAATTTATTATAATGATACAATCATTCATCTTGTGTATAGCACTAAGGCACAGTATTACCACGATTCCTTCGTTAGAAAACAAACATATTTTGCCAATGTATTGGAAAATAGCCAAGGCAGATAGTATTACACATAAACCACAAAAATTTATATTTAATGAATCCCCTTTATGTATTTATCGTAATAATGATAATAAGGTTATAGCGATTAATGATATTTGTGTTCATCGGGGTGCTTCACTTAGTCAAGGTAAAATATTACCTAATAATTGTTTACAATGCCCCTACCACGGGTGGCAATATAATGACGGAATAGTTCAAAGTATTCCTGGTTGTCCAGAGAAAAAAATGGGGACAGTAGGCGTGAATCAATTCTCTGTTTGTGAAGAAAATAGTGACATATACATACAACCATTTCAAGATATTAATACTGGAAAGGGAGAACACTATAACCATAGTATTTATATTCCACCAGAGGCAAATAATATAGGATATACACGTATTAGCGGGAGTAAAAAAATCTCCCGTCCTGCTTCTTTGGTTACTGAAAATGTGTTGGATATGATGCACGTTAGTTTTGTTCATTCATTTGGAAACAGCATGAGTCCAGTCCCGTTTAAAATAATGTATGAAGATATAAACGATTATAGTGGAAAAACAATATTTCACTATACAGCAGGACCTACGAGCATGTCTTCTATATTAGGAAACTCACAATTTGTAGTTGTTGAGAATGAATTTTATTTACCGGACACAACAGTTACTCGTGTAAAAGCAAACGACCAATTGATAAAAACGATTGTAACCCATTGTTACCCAATAGGGAAAAATGAATCCATATTACATTACGACTTATATCGTAATTTCATGACTTCATCACTATTTGACCCACTCTTTAATTATCAAATGGAGCTAACATTAAAAGAAGATATAGATATTTTGAATCAGTTATATGAGGATTATAATAGTGGGATAATGCATACCGAATTTGATGTTACCCAATTGAAGTATCGTAGTAAGAAAAAGAAAATTCGTAATTCCCTTTTTGTAAAAAAATAATTCATAACAATTGAATACTTTATAATTGTTATGAAGGAATACCATATTGTGAGTAATACTAACTATCGTCATTATTATCATAATCAATAATTTGGTTATTGCCAAAATCCATTACCGAATTCACTACTTTGGGGAAAACACGTTCATTATAACATCTTCTACACAACGGAACATAATTAGAAGAACCAATAACAACTTGTCCCTTTTCATCAGAAACACGATGAGAATAAATAGCAGGAAGGGAACAGTGTTTACACATTGCGTTTAACTTTTGAACGGTGTTTGAATATGGAATTAAATCCAACATTTCACCAAACTTATTCCGCTTGTAGTCCCCATCTAATCCATACAATCTTACATCCTTATGTTCTTTTTCTACCCAATGCAAAACAGTTTTCTTCAAATCTGGGAAGAATTGCGCCTCATTTACTAATATAATATCTACATCGGTGGTATCTAATCCACCTAATGTTGAATGAAACTCACAAGGGATTTTCCATTGGTCATGGGTTGATAAATTATTCTCATCATATCGTTTATCCAATGAATAATTAATTACTTTGATAGTTAGACCGCTTTTATTCAATTCATAGAAAGTTTCAATCAGCTTCGTTGTTTTACCAGAAAACATAGGTCCTAATACTATTTCTAAATATCCAATATCCATTATATTATATTATATTGTAGTGTTACAGTGTTTCTGTATTGTTTACAAGAATGTTTTTTTATGAAAACAATCTAAATGTCAATGTATAAATAAATGTAATACTTTCATGGATACTCAAACAATACCGTGGATAGAAAAATATAGACCTACCCAATTTGAAGATATTGTATTAGAACCCATTAATAGGACACTGTTTGAGAATATTTTGGAAAAAAATTACATACCGAATCTATTATTTTATGGTCCTCCGGGAACAGGTAAAACAACTACTATTATTAACCTGATTAACCAGTATCAAGAAAGATACAATCAAAAATATAAGGAGAATATCATTCATTTGAATGCATCTGATGAGCGTGGTATAGACATCATTCGTAATCAAATACAGCAGTTTGTAAAGTCATATAGTTTTTTTAATACCGGATTAAAGTTTGTAATACTAGACGAAGTAGATTATATGACAAAAAACGCACAACAGGCATTGAAATATTTAATACAGACATCCAATTCAAATGTGCGATACTGTTTAATATGTAATTATATTAGTAAAATAGATGTATCATTAATAAATGAGTTTATTAGTATACGTTTTAACCAATTACCCACAATAGAAATAAGCAACTTTATTGAATCCATTTGTAAGAAAGAAAGTATAGCTTATAACCAAGAGTTTATCGATGGACTGATTCATAACTATCAATCAGATATACGTAGTATGATTAATTATATTCAACTACATCATCAATACAATATCAAAGACTATAAGTTGGTTAATGACAAACTATGGATTGATATGAAGGTGTATTTTGATAGAAATGATAGTGTTTCATTGAAAAAATATATTCATGAATTAAGTATTGAATACAATGTAAATAAAAAGAACCTTTTGATTTCTTATTTTTATTACTTGTTCCGTAATCATCATGATAATATAAAACCAAAGCAATATTCGTTAATAGAACATTTATCTCATGAAAGTGAAAGTTCCACGGATAATTATATTGACTATCTATGTTATGATGAATAGCGTCTCCCAAATAGGTTCATTAGTTAATATTAAAAATTGATTTTTGATATAAAGGATTCGTTTAAATCACTTAAACAAATATTCACTAATTAATATAGATAGATGGATTTCAGTAACGACCTAGATAATGAAATTGACCAGGAGTGGGAAGCATTTATAAGTTCTCAAAATACTGATTGCTTACAAGATGTAGAACCGCAGGTAAATACATTTGATAATCTAAAAGAAGATTCTGAACACACTGTTCCAGAATGCGAAGATTTATATATATCCACTAAAACAAAAGTATTATATTTGAATATCCCTATTGACATTAATAATGTTTTCTGGGAAATTCCGACAATTGAGTATTGGAAACCGGTTGAAGGTGTTTTAAAAAAACAAATCAAAATCGTAAATAATACACCAGAGGAGTATGAGCACTACAAAAAAAGATTAGAAAATATACAATGTTATTCAGAGAACATAATTAAGCAAATAGATAATCCATCAGCACGAAAAATAAAATATCGTGATGAACGAAAACTAACTGTGGGATTATCAAAAAAAGATATAATGACATATCGCACAAAAAAGAAAAATGCGTTTTATAATTGTTTTGCATTAATCGTTCGTTTCTATCAAGATAGTGAATTTAAAGAGGTCCACGTAAAAGTATTCAATACAGGGAAGATGGAAATTCCAGGTATTTTGAACAAAAAGATGCTGGACCTCATACAAATAAAAATTATAGAAATCCTCCAACCACATATAGATACCCATTTAGAATACAAAGAAATAGAGCTAGAGGAGAACGTCCTTATCAATTCTAATTTTAACTGTGGGTTTTATATCGACCGTGACAAACTACATAATATATTAAGAAGTGACAAGTATGGGATAGAGAGTGCTTATGACCCGTGTAGTTACCCAGGTGTTAAATGTAAATACTATTTCAATAATCAACAAGAGTATGACACCGAAATACAAACAGGCCGTGTTCATAAAGATGATGAAAGTATGAAGCGTTATGAACTAGATGATAATACAAAATATACTGAAATTAGTTTCATGATATTTCGGACAGGTAGCTGTTTGATTGTTGGGAACTGTAATGAAAAGGTATTATTATTTGTATTTGAATTCATAAAAAATATTTTACAAAATGAATATTATCAAATACGTTCTCAATGCCAAGAACAAACGACAAAAGAAAAGAAGAAGAAATTACGAAAAAGACAAATACAAATGACAAATGAATATTATCAAAAACACGTAACTTCTATATCACTGTAATTATACATCAGAAAATAGCCACCTAACCAATTCTTTCATATGCCCAGCCGTTATTTTTTTTTGAATTTCTTCTTTATGAACGTGAAGTTTTAGAATAAACCATTCTTCTTTTTCATCTTCTGTAATAGAACCAGAACGGTTACGTCGCATTTTTTCAGTATTATGTAAGAATGCTGATACTAGTTCATTATAATTATCGAATGAAAAGCTATGAGTTTCTTGTAACGATCCTAAAAACATAAACGCCAAGTCAGATTTTTCAATACAGTCTAAAAATTTAGAATAGTGAGATTCAAATAATTGTATTCGCTGTTTCCAGGTCCAGTCGTGCTGGTCCCAATACAATAGAACTTTATTTAATACCTCTATTTTTGGAAAGAAGTTAATCCATTCCGTGTAATTGATAGATACCATCTCCCCGTCGAGTGTCATAATATTACAAATGCTACTTGAGAATTCGGATGTTGGATTTTCACTATTCATACTATCATAAGCTTCACCGACTGTTTTCTTGAGCACAAATAATACTATGTCTTTAGACTTCATTGTGTCGTGTAAATTATTGGTGTAAATTTGCTGTAAATATTCCAAATAATAATACGACCCTTGTTGTGCACTATAAAAAGCCTTGTCTATATTTTTTGTTTTAAATAAAATATACTCAAATATACGATGAATACAGTGTAATCCTAAATAAAAATGATTTTTTACATATATTAATTCTGTAAACAGTTGCGTATCCATATAATCCTTCATCAGTTCATAATATTTCTCCGTTATTTGTTGTTTTAAACCTTTAGGCAAAAATGAAGGCATTGCTATATAACCCAAATATAAAAAGTTTCTCGTTTGAATGATTTAAAGTATTATCTATCTTATAGTTTATAATGATGTCTGATACAAAAGCAACTCAAGAATCAGGTGTAACCGCTAATCGTTTCCCTGCAAACGCAACCTTACAACATGCTGCCAAATTAGGTGTTGTAGAAGATAAACCCATTATGATGGACTACTGGAAATCATCTGTAGAGCAAACGGCTATGCTTGGTTTGCGTGAAGAAACGCAAGAAAAACTCCTAGTAAAAAGTGATGAAGAGTATACTAGCCCTATTCAAAAAATTTACAAGAGTGAAGATGAATATATTATTATGACCGAGAACTCAATTTATATTGTAGATAATAAGATTCCTTATCGCAAGGTGAGTGCTCAATAATTATGTTGTATTTTCATACAATATAATTCCTATATCTACCATTTTCTTTATAATAATTCACTTAATTTAGTGCGGTTCTCCTCATCAATTGAGGCTGGGAACTCAACTTCAAAATGTATAATTAGGGAACCTTTCACTACACCACGCACTAATCCATAATTTTGAAATACACGCTCTGAACCAGGATTTATTACAGAAGGATTATTACGAGTTGATATTGCTAATTTTTTCCCACTCAAATGCTCTATTTCGTGTGAAAAGCCACATAAGGCTTCCTTGAGAGATAACTTACACGTATATAGTAAATCTAATCCCTTACGTTTAAATAGACTATTATTTTCTAATTGTATCACTATTTTGACGTCACTCTTAATACCATTTCTCATATTACCTTTATCTTTCAATATGAGGATTTCGTTATTATCAACGCCCTGTGGAATGGATACATAAAATGTTTCTTGCTCGGTAGTCCTCTCGTTATCTTGTAGTATATATCGGTTAATTTCAATAGGTACACTTGCACCGTGGAAACTTTGTTGAATGGTAATACGGACTTTTTGCTGTATATCTTCCGGGCGACCATTTATATTCACCGGACGTCCATTCTGAAAAACACGAATATTTGAATTAACGTTATTCGCACCATTAAAAAAGGCTTTGAAGATATGGTCTTGGTTGAGATTTGCGAATGGATTATTTTGCTGAAAATTTGTATTACGTGGTCCATTACGAATATCGTATTCCTTTCGCTTATTAACATCTCCCAGTGTCTCATACGCCTCATTCACCAATCGTATTTTTTCCTTTGCCTCTGGAGTATTATTCCTATCTGGATGATACTTCAATGATAATGCCCGATACGCTTTTTTGATTTCATCATTAGAAGCTGTTTTTGGAACTCCTAGTGTTTTATAATGACTCATTTCTATAACTGCATTTTAAACGTTTATTTCTTTTTATTGAAAAACGATTTAATTGGTTCACCTTCAGTATTATATACAATGAATCAAAAAAGTAAACAAGAAACCTTTATTAACAAATACAAACCATATTTTTTGAAAGATTTCTATTTTTCTAACGAGCTACACGAACTTATTTCAGATTTTTTAGAACTAGACCGTTTGAGCGTATTGTTTATTGGGAATACTAGTTCTGGAAAAACCACTTTGCTCAACACCATTATACGTGAATACTATGAGCTTGGTAAAGATTCTAGTTTCCCAGAAAATAACATCTTATACATTAATAATCTGAAAGACCAAGGTATTCAATTCTTTCGTAATGAAATGAAAACATTTTGTCAATCACATAGCAGCATATACGGTAAGAAAAAAATGGTCATTATTGATGATTTAGATAATATTAATGAACAGAGCCAACAAGTTTTTCGTAACTACATTGATAAATACAAACAAAACGTTCATTTTGTTACCGTATGTACCAATTTACAAAAAGTAATTGAAAGCTTACAATCTAGATTACATATGATTAAAATAGAAGTCCCTTCTAAAACCCAGATGCAGTCTATTATGGACACCATTATTGATAATGAAGGAATTAATATTGATAGCACATCGAAGGAATATGTTTTACAGCTATCCGGAACATCTATACGTATGCTTATCAATTATTTAGAGAAAATGTTTGTTTATAACAATCCTATTACAATGGAGAATTGTGATAAAATTTGTTGCACTATGCCTTCTCATTATTTTGAAGACTACATTCAATTCTTGAAAGGAAATGAAATTAAAAATGCGTGTGATGTGTTTTTTTTACTTCACGACCAGGGTTATTCAGTTATTGATATTTTAGACGCATTCTTCGTATTCGTTAAAATAACTCCAATTCTTACAGAGAAAATGAAATATAAATTAATACCACAGTTGTGTAAATACATTACTGTTTTTCATAACATACATGAACACCCTATAGAAATCGCACTTTTTACCAAAAACATTCAATCAATTATAATTAACTAATTCGTTTTTTTAGCAAATAAAATATATTTCTAATGTAATAAACTGACTCAAAATTTTTGTTTAGGAAAATATATATGAATAGTTCAGATAACAAAAAAAAAATGTCTAAACAGATTTTCAAGAAAAAAGCACCCAATAATATACTATTTGAATTATTGGATAAGGTATGTTTAAAAACTCAAAATTATTATTTATTTGATAACAACGCATATAAGAAAATGGTTTATAATAATTTGCATACAGATTTCTGTAACGTTTTAAAACCATATTATCACCTTGGTAAACAGTTCTATTTAGAACGTGAGATGACTTATAATGCGTTTACAACTATTCTGCGACAGATTTGTAAATTCAATGCAATCATGTTTAATTCAAACATTAAGTACAATGAATCGAAATATAACATTGATTATATGGTTTATTTTGGATGAAGTTATATGCTATAATAATATATATAGTATATAATAGTTATGTTTAATACAAAAAATGTATCATTTTATTTGACAAGTTTAGCAATATTGGTAGGAGCTAGTTACATTGCGAACAATTTGAAACAGCGTTTAGAACCGAATGATGAATACCAGTTAATTAGGGAATACATTTTGAACGATTCCCCATTATATGGTGCAAACAAACCAAAGTTGTGGATTCATACTGAATATGCTACTAATTCGCGACAATGGAAAAGTTTTCAATCAAGAAACAGTAATGAATTAAATCAACCTTATCTACATATCACTATTCAATCTATTATCAAAGAATGCGGAGACCATTTCCACATTTGTTTGATTGATGATGACTCATTTGCAAAGTTAGTTCCAGAGTGGAAGTTTGATATGGACCAGGTTGCTAACCCACATAAAAAACATTACCGTGATGTTGGACTTTTATCCATTTTATATTACTATGGTGGTGTAGTTGCTCCTAACTCTATGATTTGTTATGAAAATTTAAAACCTTTGTATGACAACTGTTTAACGAACAAAAAAGCTTGTTTAGGTGAACAAGTTAATAAATCATTAGATATGATGAAACAAAATAGCCAACCATTGTTTATTCCATCTATTCATTTTATGGCAGCACCCAAGCAGAACGAACAAGTAGGTCTCTTGAAGGACTATGCTAATCAATTATTTAAGAGTGGACACTTTACTCACGAATTTGAGTTTTCTAATCGTATCGGTCATAAATGTTTAGAGATGAAAAGAGACCAACAAATTAATGTTTTATGTGGTTCCTACACCGGTATCAAAACCAACAAAGGCAAACCTGTATTACTTGATGATTTGATGGAAGAATCTATGATTGATTTACGTAAAGACCTATACGGTATCATTATCCCGCGTGATGAATTACTATTACGCACAAAGCACCAGTGGTTTGCTGTATTATCAGAAGACGAAGCCATCCATACAAATGCATGTGTTTCAAAATTGTTATTCAAAGCTGTACATAAACATTACCAAACATTTAGTGTTGAGAAGCAATCTGCAATGACACTATAAAATACACTCATTGAACAATGTAATCAATATTGAAACATTCCAAAAACAACATAAACAATAATGATTACACTATATTATATTATTATGAAAAATGATATAATAAAGGTTGTTAACACCATATTAGATACATACAAAGAAGACGAATATATCAAAGAAAAATTTCAGAAATTTATGCTCGACCACTTACCCAACCAAGTTCTACAATGGAAAAATGACCAACAACGCAGGCTTACTCGTAACGAAGAAATGGCAAAAGAACACGACGCCTTTATTGAGGTTTTTTTAAGACGTCACACACATTTCTATAATCCTCAAAATGAACAATTCTTTTCTTATAACGGTCGTGAATTTAAACACATTACTGAAGACAATATTACACAAAAAATTAGTAATACTATTGACTCTGAAAGTAGCGAGTTGTCCTCATGGCGTAAAAAAACTAAAATGAATATTTTAAAAAGAATAAAAGACAAGCTACTTATACGTGCCATTCCAGAATCTGAAACGATTCAACACGTTCTTAAATTACTACATCCTTCCCTTTTCATTAAACGTAATGAAGCTAAATATTTCTTATGTGTATTAGGGGACAATATACTGAAAAAATATAATGTTACCAACCAACAAAGCACTACCTACTACCACTTTATTGATAGCAAGGCTAAAAACCTACTACGTGATTTAGAATATTATTCTAATCATTACTTCTCAACTACTTGTAGCACCAGTTTTAAGCACAAGCATCACGAACATTCATACGAGTCGTGTCGTTTAGTTACTATTTTACCGTGCGTTCAACAAGAACAATATTGGAAAAATAGTATCAAGACTAGTGCATTGGATATTTTATGTGTAGCTTGTCATTATTCCAATCGTTATGGTTCTGCCGACCAATTCTTGGAAACATTACAAACTGATTACGATTTGAAAGACCACATACTATACTTGAAAGACAACACACAAAGCAAGATTGCTCAATCATTTTATGACCAATACCTTGTTAACAGCGAAAATACTACACAAGATAATGATACGAATGATATTACGTGGAAAGATATTACCTTTTTATGGAAGCAGTTTCTAGAATCAAATAGATTGCCTAACATTATGTTTATGCAAGTGCTCAAACAGGAATTAATTCAATACGTTCAGGAAAAAGCACAGAATACCGGCACGAATTCCTCTTTTGATGAATCTACAGATACATTTATTGGTGTTACAAGCAAATTACAACCAAACATACAATGTTTTCTTTCTTTCTGGCAAGGAACAATGATTCAGGATGAAACAGAACACTACATGGAAATCGATGAAATCGCATATTTATACAACAATTGGTCTAAAACTAACGGGAATCAAGCTATACAAAATGAACGGTTAGTAGAACTTATACAATTTTATTATCCTAATGTAGAATGGCAAGACGATAAATATATTCACGGCTACAAGAATAAATTGTGGAATAAGCAAACTGACATGATCATCGCATTAGACGCTATCAGAAATGAAGTTGGCACGCACAATATGAATGTTTATGATGCTTACGAGCATTATTGCAAATATCATAAGGATATTAAACTGCCTAATTTACCAGTTAGTAAAGTCTATTTTGAGCATACGTGGGAAAATTTATAATTAATAACCTATTGCTTATTTCTTACCCTTCTTTCCGCTTTTATTTCTTTTGGTTTGTTTAGGACCGAATACACCAGAACCTTTCTTTTGTAGGAATTTTTTCAAGTTCTTTGTTTTTTTAGCAGCCTTGCTTGCTTTTTTTGAAACAATCTCACCATGTCTATTTTTCATAAGGTCCTTTTTCATTAAACCACCAGAAGTATGTTCTGCGGTACCATTAAATACCTGTCTTCTTGAACCTTCCTTAATCTTGAAAGTTGCTCCACCTACAATTTTTTCTAAATTGTGTTCAATTAATTCCATAATATATATTATTGCATATATATTATTTATAATTCACAAGAGAGTCAAAATCTACTTACTATTCACAGTAGTATTTTTCTTACTTCTTTTCTTTTTAGTAGTTCGTGGTCCAAATTTTTTAGAACCCTTCTTTTGTAAAAATTTTCCTAAATTCTTCTGCGTATGACCTAGTTGCTGTTTAACACGTGATACAATATAACCATGATTATTCTTTGTTAGTTTGTCTTTTGTTAATCTACCCGAAGTTTCATACGCAGTTTCATTCATTACTTGTTCGCGACTTCCAACACGTTGCTTATATTTTTGTGTTTCTCCTTTATTAGGTCCTTCTTTGTGGGTTACTTGAATACCACCATCAGGAAGTAATTTCATATTTTTACGCATCTTTTTATACACCATTGAGAAAATAAAACGGCTTAAATTAGGTTCTACTTACCACCTCCTCCGCCGCCGCCTCCTCCACCTCCTCCGCCGCCGCCTCCGCCGCCGCCTCCACCACCTTCTTCGCCACCTTCTTCGCCACCTTCTTCGCCACCTTCTTCACCACCACTTTCTTCACCACCACTTTCTTCACCACCACTACCTTCTCCGCCGCCGCCACCACCACCACTGCTCGTTGTGGTTGTACCATAAAATAGTGTCTCAAGAATTTGGTTATATTGCTTTGCTGTTATATGCTTCTTTCGGTTATATTTTACATAATGTGAGTAAGCTAAAGCACGTGATTGTGTGGGGTCGTTACCTCCTGTTGCTAGTTGGTTATATTCTATTTCACGCTCACAACGCTTATTGTTACAAAATTTTACAATATCAAACATTTGTATTTTGGGCATTTCTATATAGTGAGTATGTAGAAAAAAACATACTACACAATGTATTGGTTATACTGGTACAAAATACAAATTATCTATTTCCTCTATCCCATCTACCATACAATCACAGCTACAATATCGATAATATCCATAATACATCTCTACACAATACATCATGTAAGATGGACCAGACTTATTACAAAAACTTAAGTCACAATCTTCTTGCTTTGTATATTGTTTTAATTCATACAATACAAATTTCATCTTATTACGGTGTTCTAGATTATACTCATCTATATAATACTGTAACTCTATAGGTAACATTAAAATTCTATCTTCTAATGTTATACTTTTATTTTCCATACGTTGTATTGATAAGCTAATTAGCTTTGTTTCGTTTATGCTTTGATTTATTTTTATTAACATATTTATTTCTTTTTGTCTTACCCCCGCCTTCTTTTTTACTGTCTTCTTTTTTATCAATTTCATTGATTAAAGCATCTACTAACTCGCTTGACCGGATACTATTATCATAATCAAACCCACTTCCTCTTTTATCTAGTTTTAACCAGTCATGTTCAAGTAATTGTTTTGCTGTATAAACGGGTTTAAATGAACCGGGACCTGATTCAAAATTACCTGGTTGGAACATACATTTTAAGAAATCGGATAATAGTGGAGATATCTCATCAAGTGAAGCCAGTAAACGTTTACTTGGTAACATTCCTACTTTCATTACTGTTTTATTTTTAAGATGGAAAAATAACATGTCAAAAAAGTGTTTATGTTGTTCATATCTCGGCATAGTGATACTTATTTCCAATAATCCAAACAATAAATCTAATAACACCACACCTAACGAACCTATATCATAATAATAATCATACACAGGGTCATTCTCCTTATCAATTATATCATAGTAATAATAGCGTGATAAATATTGCATAGTTCCTTTCATTCTACGTTTTCCTACCTCTCCAAGTTCACTGCCTATATTTTTACAGAATCCAAAGTCTATTATTTTTATATCGGTATCCTTTGTATCCTTATCCAAATCGTTACTGTGAACCAAACATATGTTCTCTGGTTTTAAATCTAAATGAACTACCCCATTAGTATGTAAACAATGTACTCCTTCTAGAATATTTGTCATAATTGTCTTTATTTCTCTAATGGTATAATCATGTTTATCTTTTATTATACGGTCGTGTAAATTACCACCATCTATCCTTTCAACTATACCATATGCGCCATCATTGCCTATTATATTCTTACTTTTAGATTTCCCATCTTCATAATATTGTATTACGGAATGAGGTAGATTATTTATTACAAATGGTTCACCTTTGAAAGTATTATATTCAATGCTATAAATACCAAAATCATATACTTTTGCTATATGAGGACATCCATAGCCCATATCATCAGTTGATTTTGAAAATAACGCTTGATATCTTAACCCAATTAATTCATTCTTTAATATTCGCTCATCTTCTTGATAGGTTGGTTTTGTAAATCGTAAAACAAAAGGTAAATCTTCGCGATTATCTCCATTAATATTGATATTCAGTGCAAACACAGAATTATACTTTCCAGAACCTATCGGTTTTCTAATTTTAATATTACTGAACTCTTCGGTTAGATTATACCTACTAATTGTTTCTTCTAAGTCTTTTAGCTCGAATATAGCGCAATTAATAGTTTTATCTCTTGTCTCGTTCTTGATTGTATTATCATTACAACTAGTATAAAAGTATACATTTCTCCTAATATTTTCTCTATCTTTTCTTTGTGTATCACTATTGATTGAAGAATTTGATAATGCGGATAAGGCAGATGAAGAAGACGAAGATGAAGATGAAGTATGAAAGTCCGCCATTATATATTATATCTATTTTTTATTTTTTTTATTACGCTTTGATTTCGTTTTTCTTTGTTTTAACTTTTTACCTTTGTTTCTTTTAGTTTTCTTTCCACCTGTTTTTTGCCGATTCTTTTTTATCTGAACTTCAGCTAGCCACGGATGACTTAATAATTGTTCAGCAGTTGATACAGCCGAATTGTCCGTGTTATCCATGTATTTACGAAAAATACATTTCAAAAAATCATACAATTCGGGGTTATCTTGAAGAATATCCTCTGCTAATTCTTTACTAGGACGTACGCCGTAATTTCTATTATTAATAAGCGTGTAATCCAAAAGAGCCTGTGCCTCTTCGGAAAAAGCATTAAGTGTTAATTCAATTAAAATAACACCAACAGACCATATATCGTCACTGTAATTCACTGTATGGGTTCTACCTTGTATTACTTGCTCTTTATACTCTCCATTAATCAAATAAAAATCATCTACATTATCTTGTGAAATAAAAGGGGCTGTTCCTTGTATCCTATTAACTATTTCACCTATTCTTTTACAAAATCCGAAGTCTACTAACTTAATTGTCGTATGTTTTACAGTCTCATCAACATCTTCTTCTTCGGTATGAACTAACATAATATTTTCTGGTTTAATGTCTCTATGTGCTACCCCATTTTGGTGTAAGCAATTCACAGTATTTAATAAATTACGAATTATTAATTTATGATAAATGACCTTATCTCCGTAGATATCATTTCTTATCCTTTTATCTAACGAACCCCCATTTACTCTTTCTATTAACGCATAAATACCCTCTGTATAATCCTTGTTACGATATTGGGGCATATTTTCTAGAATAATATCTTGTTTTTTTAATTCTTCTAACTTCTGTGGTTCATCTTGCAATTGTCGTTTTAAATTAATTAGATCAGTTGAAGAATATTTACCAAAATCATATACTTTTCCTATATTTGGGCATTCAAGTCCATTTTCAGAAAGGTTTTTTGAAAATAACGCTTGATATCTTAATCCAATTAACTCTGAATATTCAGTGCTGTTAGGCATTTCTTTTAAAACGGTTTTTCCATTATGGTCTTGACTATACTCTTTTTCTCTAACAGACGGTTTTGTCATCCGTAATACAGCAAAGTCTCCAATAGATACTGTAGATTCGTCTTCGCTTGAGTCATCACTTGATAAATAAGGATTTACACTGTTTATACTATAAACAACATTAGATGTCCCACTATCCATCTCCCGAATATATGCATTATTGAGTCCCGACATTAAGTGTTCCTCTTGAGAGTTTGCGACCATCATCATTACGAACTGTTGTAGAGGTATATTCCTTTTTTGACTCTCTTGACGCATCAACTCTATGTTTTCCTCAATCCATTGTTGCATACCATAATTCAGATTATAAAAAACGTTAGATTCTTGAAATGATTTCAATGATGATAAGGGTCTACAATGAATTGGTTGATTTATTGTATTTTCTGCTAGATTAACAAGATTACATTTACTTGTTAGCAATAAATCTGTTCCTCTAAAAAATTGTGCCATATAAAATATAACCAGATTTTAATTCAAGTATATTTACATTTTATCCATATTTTTCATATACTCCCCCCTTTGAAAAATTGATTTTGTGAAAAAACCATTGAAAGGTAATATACTTATACTACGTATATGATGTCCTCTTCTACATCAGCTGACTTGGCAAAGCAATACCAACGAAAAACCGATAAACAACATATTTTAGACAACCCAGATACATATATTGGTTCTGTTGAAAATGTTGATGCTACCTTATGGGTGTATGACGAGCAACAATCTAAAATGGAATATCGTGATATTGAATATGTCCCTGGTCTGTATAAGTTGTTTGATGAAGGTATTGTAAATTGTCGTGATCACGTTATTCGTATGATTCAGTCTCCATTATTAAATAAAAAATTTGTTACACATATTGATATTGACATTGATGAAACCGGAACAATCACACTTATGAATGATGGTAATGGAATTGATATTGAAAAGCATCCTGAATACAATATTTGGATACCTGAAATGATTTTTGGACATTTACGAACATCTACAAATTATGATAAGACACAGAAAAAGATAGTTGGTGGTAAGAATGGATTTGGATTCAAATTAGTATTAATATGGTCTTTGTATGGACGTGTTGAAACAGTTGACCATGTTCGTGGTTTGAAATACATTCAAGAGTTTCATAATAATCTAGATACTTTGGACCCACCCAAAATTACCAAAGCAACTAATACAAAACCCTACACAAAAGTTACATTCCGCCCTGACTATCAGCGATTAGGTGTTCAAGGGTTAACAAGTGATATGGTTGCCTTATTGCGAAAACGTGTATATGATATTGCCGCAGTTACAGACCATTCTGTCAAAAAAATAAAAGTAAATTATAATAACACGTTAGTCCCTATCAAAACGTTTCCACAATATGTTGACTTATATATTGGTGGTAGAGATACAACAAAAAGAATTCACGAATCTTCAGATGATAGATGGGAATATGCGGTTGCTTTGAGTCCACGACACGAATTTCTACAAGTGTCTTTTGTGAATGGTATATGTACTTCCAAAGGAGGAAAACATGTTGATTACATTATGAATCAAATCGTTCGTAAGTTATGTGACTATATTGAGAAAAAGAAAAAATTAAAAGTGAATGCAGCTTCCATTCGCGAACAACTTATTTTATTCTTGCGTTGTGATATTGAAAACCCTTCTTTTGATAGTCAGACCAAAGATTATATGAACACGCCTTCTAATAAGTTTGGTTCATCGTGTAGCGTTAGTGATGCCTTTATTGAGAAAGTAGCCAAGATGGGTGTTATGGATACTGCATTAAGTCTTACTGAAGCAAAAGAAAATAAACTGGCGAAGAAGACAGATGGTTCAAAAACCAAATCTGTTCGTGGCATTGCCAATTTTATTGATGCAAACTTAAGTGGAACAAAAGAGTCAAAGAATTGTATCCTCATTTTATGTGAGGGATTAAGTGCTATGTCTGGTATTGTATCTGGATTATCAAGTGATGACCGAAACTTAATTGGTATTTATCCTCTTAAAGGTAAGTTATTAAATGTTCGTGGTGAACAGTTAAAGAAAATCAGTGAAAACAAAGAAATAAATGACATCAAAAAAATACTTGGACTAGAATCTGGTAAAGAATATCTTACATTAGAAGAGGTTCATAAAAGTCTTCGTTATGGTAAAATCATGTATATGACAGACCAAGATTTGGATGGGTCACATATCAAAGGACTATGTATTAATATGTTTCATAGTGAATGGGCTTCCCTTGTTCGCATTCCTGGATTCTTATCATTTATGAATACCCCTATCTTACGAGCTAAAAAAGGTAATCAATTAAAATTATTTTATAATGAAGGTGAATATGAAGAATGGAAGGAATCTTTTGGAGAAGCTGGAACCAAAGGTTGGACCATCAAATATTTCAAAGGTTTGGGAACTTCTACTTCTACCGAATTCAAAGAATACTTTGCTAATAAAAAAACTGTTGATTTTGTATATGACAAAGATAATAGTGATGACGTCATTGATAAAATATTTAATAAAAAAAGAAGTGATGACCGTAAGACGTGGTTAGAGAATTATGATAAAAAAGCCTATCTTGATACAAGCCATAAAACTGTTTTATACGAAGACTTTATTAACCGCGAAATGATTCATTTTAGCACATATGATTGTGCTCGTTCAATCCCAAATATGGTAGATGGATTGAAAATTAGTTTGCGAAAAATATTATATTCTGCTTTCAAACGTAAATTAACAAGTGAAATAAAGGTAGCCCAATTTTCTGGATATGTTTCAGAACACAGTGCATATCATCACGGTGAAGCCAGTTTAAATGGTGCGATTGTAAATATGGCTCAAAACTATGTTGGTTCAAACAATGTCAATACATTACTTCCAAATGGACAATTTGGAACACGATTACACGGTGGTGATGATAGTGCTTCAGAAAGATATATATTTACTATGCTTAATCCATTAACCCGATATTTATTCCCAGAAGGCGATGATGCTATATTGAACTATCTGAACGATGATGGCACATTAGTAGAACCAGAATATTATGTCCCTATCATCCCCTTTGTATTAATGAACGGCATTAGTGGTATTGGAACAGGATTTTCTTGTTCTATTCCAGCATACAATCCAATGGATGTCGTACAATATTTGAAAGATAAATTAGAAAACAAACCTTCTAGTGTTTCATTCATTCCTTATTACGAAGGGTTCAAAGGAACTATTACTCCATTGGAGGACAACCATAAATTCTTGGTAAAGGGTTGTTATGAAAAGATTAATGATAAGAAAATTCGTATTACTGAATTACCAATTGGAACTTGGACTATGCCATATACTAGTTTCTTGGAATCACTAGTTGACGGAACTACTGATAAATCAGGAAAGAAAATTCATCCTACATTACGAGACTTTACGTCCACGTGCACGGAAGTCAATGTAGATTTTGAGGTTGTATTCCCACAAGGTAAATTAGAAGAATTAGAATCTCAAATTGATGCGAACGGATGTAATGGTGTTTATAAAATGCTCAAACTTTCTACTACTATTAGCAATACTAATATGCATATGTTTAATGCTGAATGTAAGCTCCATAAGTATAATACTATTGAAGAAATCATTGATGACTTTTACAGTGTTCGTATTGCCTTCTATGAAAAACGTAAACTGTATTTAATCAATGAGCTAGAACAACGATTAGTGTTACTCTCAAACAGAGCCAAATACATTCAAGAAAACCTAAATGGAAGTATTGACCTACGTAAAAAGAAAATGCAACAAGTAGTAGAGCTATTAGAATCTAAACAATATGTTCGTATCAATGGCGACTATAATTATTTAACAAAGATGGCTATGGATTCTGTTACAGAAGAACGTGTTGAAACAATTATGAAGGAAAAGGCTGATACTGAAATAGAATTAGAAACGTTACGTAAAACTACTTTGGAGAAAATGTGGATGAATGAACTGAAAGCATTAGAAAAGGAATATGGAAAATACAAAACTCAACGAGAACAACTACAATTAGGCAATGGTTCTAACAAGACTACTCAAAAAAAAGTAGTGAAAAAAAGAGCTCCCAAGAAAAAATAAATACATAATGTATAGTATTTGTCTTCTATGGAACTATACATCAAGAATATTCATTATCAAAAAATTTATACTTTACTAGTCGCTATATTTGTATTTTCTGTAATATACTTTTTTTTGGATGATAGTCATTTTAGTGGTGTAAATATTATCAAAGAAACCATCAAGAAAGAAGTCATTAAGAAAGAGGTTGAGGAGAAAATTAGCAAGACCCCTAATATTACTAGTTCTGTTGAACCTTTTGAAAATCCTTATTTACAGAGTACCCAAATAAATAAAACATTGGACCAGGCTACCCAGGAAGTTAAAGAAGATGTTGAAGAACAAGACCTTACTCCTGAAAAGATTGAAACTCCCTTCTATCAACGCTTCTTTGACCGTTTTTACTTCTCAATGATTACATCCACATTACTTGGATACGGCGATATTTACCCTACTACGAATATTTGTAAAATGATTGTTATGCTACAGTCTTTGATTACAACGATGTTAATTGTATCGTAAACCAATAAAGATATAAAAAAAATACAATATACAACTATATATTGTGTTTATCAATACTACATGGGAAAATGCTTACTTACATTATTAGCTTCCAGTGATTTACTCTACTTACAATTAGCATACGAATGTGCAAAGAATCAACAAAATACTCATATTGATTACGATGTATGTATTGTGATAAATACATTAAATGATAGTTTCTACCAACAAGTATGTGACTGTCCTGATTTCAAAGATGCTACTATTGTACGCACAGAAAGTAACGGAAAACCGGGTAAAGGACATAATAGCTTACTTACGTATTTTCAAGACCATATTGAATATGATTACTTGATACCTATTGATGGCGATGACTTTATATATCCATTCTTTTTACAGCGATTACAACATTACATGGTTGCTCCGTATTCACCTGATGTTTTGTTTATTCCATTCAGTGATATTCTTACCAAAGATTGTAATCCTTCACTCCATTGCCCTATTAACAATAAATGTTACTTGAACGTTAATATTCAAGAAATCAATCTAATGGACCAATTCTATCAAGGTAAGCTGTCGCCATTTAACTACCAATTAGAACATGTAAATACCCCAGGTAGGTTAGTTTTGTTTTCACGTAACGCCCTTACTATGAATGCACATTATCAAGAATCATTTAAGTGGTATGATGATTTGACCTTTTTTATGAACGTTTACGAACACGCAGTATTATTACCTCATAAGTATAATATCTATTTTATAGAAGAGTATTACATGTATGTATATAATCGTTTAAATATGGGCTCTGCTACATTTGAGTTCCTTCGGAAAAGGCAAGAAAATTATAAAAAAGAAAACGATATGTTACAATTAGAGATTGAAAATAAATATTTGGCTATACGGGACTGGGACCTACAATTAATTCAAGTATTAAAGAACCCTACCAAAAACGAGTTTCTTACACAGAAGATTGCTTTCTGTGAAAACATTGTAGAAAAGTTAAACTTACCCGATATTAAAGTTGATAAGAGCCATTTACCACGCTTTTCAGCATTTTTTAAACAAAATAACTTGCCTAATATATATGAAAAAATGATTTAATACCATGAGAACACTATACTATATACATATCATTATGGATATAGTACCTATTATATTAGCAGGCGGCGACGGAAAACGAATGAATTCTTCCATACCCAAAGTATTACACCATATCATTGGAGTGCCTATGGTTGTGCGTGTTATACAAAGTGCTATGCTATTACACCCATGTAAGATTATCATTGTTGTTGGAAAACATCGTGCTATTATCCAAAAGACGGTTGAAGAATATATAAGTGATACCTCTCTATTGTGTTATGTGGAACAAACAACACCTATGGGAACAGGACACGCATTGATGTGTTGCCAAGATGAATTACAGAAGACTCCTAATGCAAAGTGCTTAATATTATCTGGTGATGTTCCATTAATCAAAACGAATATGCTGGAAGAACTTGTTAGTAATGGACACAAAACTACATTAGTTACAACAGAAATGAAAAATCCATTCGGGTATGGACGAATTGTCACAAACAATGGCACATTTCAAAAAATTGTAGAAGAAAAAGATGCTTCATTACAGGAGAAACGTATAAATATGGTTAATGCCGGTATTTACTGTATTATATCTTCTTACCTGCTTTCACATTTATCAAAGTTATCCAATAATAATGCCAATAAAGAATATTATCTCACTGATATTATTGAAATTATACGTGTTCATGAAAACGAACAAATCTATTTACACATCATTCATCCAGACGAACAGTTCCAAATACGAGGCGTAAATACACAAGAACAGTTGGTAGAATTAGAAGAATATGTTATATGAACGAACATACCCCCCTAGATTAGGGTTTTTTGTATGGGGGGTCTACGGATTTTGGCAAATCCAGGGGGTAAATCCACTTTTTTACAATATTCCCATCGAATTCCCGAAAAATGGGTTTTCGAGGTCATTTTTTACGGAAAATCCCAATTTTTTACGATTTTTGACCCCCTGGAAATTGCCAAATTCATATTTTTTCCTCAAGATTTGAGAAAATCGTAGGGTCAAATACTACAAATATTGTGGAACTTTTTATTG